CTCTTCATGCCGTTGCTCAATCTCCCGCGCCGTGACCGGCGTCCCACTCGACTTCGCATAGTCGCTCCGCGCCAGCATCAGGAACAGGTCGGCGAAGTACGCAGAATCAATCCGCATCCGCACTTCCGCCATGTCCTGAATCAAGAACTGCAAGCCCTGCAAGCCGATCTCATGGATCGGCGCTAACGACTTCTGCGCGTCGCGCTCGTCCACGTACGTCAAGTCGCCTTCAACCAACGAGACTTTCTGATTACGGAGGCTGTTCGGCGCCTTCAGTGGCGGGTTGACAAACTTCCCGATCGCCTTGGCTTTCTGCTTCGACATGAGTTGTAACTGCTTCACGTCGCCCAACGCGACCCATCCCGGCGCATCCGTCCCGTATGTGTCCTCCCCGACCGCGCCCCACCGTGGACACAGGAACGGAAACACCCGGTACCCGGACTCCCGCAGGAAGCCGCCTTCATCCAAGGATGAGCCCTGCTGCGTGCCCTTTTCGAACCAACACGACTTGAACGGCATCGCGTATGCGCTCGAGAGCGCCCGCGGGTTGTAGTCGTCGTTCGGACTCACATACCAGCAGATGTCGAAGGCCCGCTCAGGAAAGCCCTGATCCCACGCATCGAGCACTGCGCTCGAGAAGTTCTGCCGCTGCACCGGCTGGCCCCGTTGTAACGGCTGCCCGCCTTCCCCGCCGAACTCTTCAATCAACTGCCGGCAGGTCCGGCGATACTCCCGCACGAACGTGGTCGCCACCCCGCGCGCATCCAACCCGAAGGCGTACGACAGGAGCGGATAGGAATACGCCCGCATGATGTCGTGCTCGTCCTCGAGGATCGCCATCGCGCCCGTGCCAAAGCACCCGAGGTCCCCGTACAGTTCCGGCAAGACGTTGTAGAGATTCGATCGCAGAAAGACGGTATGCAGCCGCTCCGTCAACGTGTGGAGCCATTGCTTGACGTCGCCCTGCTCGGCCAGGTCGGGATCGAACGTGGTCAACTTGAACCACGGCCGCGCCGGGGACGTAATCCCCGCGTGCAACCCTGATTGCAGCGTGCGAAGCGCCCGCCGTACCGTGTTGTCGTAAATCAACCCGTCCTTCCGGTGCCCTCGATTGCGCTCCGTGGTGGTCCGTCGAACGCGATGCGGCGCCTGGTTGTCAGCCAGCTCCATCCACGTCGATTCAAACGACGACCGCTCCACCTCCAGCGCCCCAATGACTTGCTGGTACCGCTGGCGCTTCGTGAGCGCGTTCTTGAGGGCAACAACAGCCAGTGTCGTGTCTCCTTATTGGACCGCAAAAGAAAAGGGATTCGAAGCCCCGCCCACGCGACCCGTCAATTCGTTATTTCGTCAGTCTGCCAATGATCCGGGTACAACACGCGCGAGATGTCTTCATCGAACGCGCCACCGAGCACATCGTTGAGAGCCGACCGGTCACTCGGCGACGTCTCAGACCGTGGTATCCCTACCCAGCAATACATCCACGGCGGGGCGGCGCCAGCGAGTGTCCCGTTTGGCTCGCTCTCTGGTTGCCACGGCCGCGCGCGTCGCATCTTAGTAGCTGCCTCCGTTCGGCGGCGTAATCCCCTCCGTCATGGCCGCGGGCGCCTGGAGCGTGCCCTTCCCCTTCTTCTTGCGCTTACCCAACAGCTGCCCGGTCTGTCCGGCGACGGCTTTCGCCAAGGCCGGACCCAGGCCAAAGCCCGGAGCGCCCCCGAACTGCGGCGTCATGGCACCAGCGATGCCAGCGCCCATCCCCGCCATGCGTCCGAAGATGCCTAGTCCCATCTCACCCTCATGCGGCGAGTCGCCGCTGCCAGGTTGTTTCGATCGGCTCGAACCCCACGCGCGCATAGATGTCCGCGATGTCAGGCCGTCCCAATGGTTCCACCATCTGCATGACCGCCGCCTCGAGCCCCACGGCCGCCGCGTGTAACTCGTTCAGCAGGCGGATGGCCGCCGACGTCCCGCGCTTCTCCGGGTCCACCCACCACGCCAACTCCGTCACGGTCAGTTCACCTGTCACCGGATGGACGAACGACTGCGCGGCTATCATGCCGTGGACGCCTTCCGGCCACTCCGCGACAAACACAATCCCATCCTTGACGCAATGCTCCACGAGCGCCCCGAGCGGCATGGCCTCGACGTCCACCGTGAAGCCGTACGCCTTGCTCGAGACAAACGCCCGCGCCATCCGCAGGAGCGCGTCACGGTCGCCGAGGGTTGCAGGGCGGATGGTCAATGCGCCTCCCGCTTCGCCTGCTCGGCCTTGAACTGCTCGCCGAGCGTCACCTTCGCCTTCGGCTGCTGTGCCCCGAACAGGAACCAGCGCACCCGGCCCCAGAACGGCAAGTAAAAGAACTGCGCGAAGGCCACGCCGTTCATGGCCGCCGCTTTGGCGATGGTCGCCGTCTTCCGATACTGCTGCGCGCTAGGCATCTACATCACCCTCGCCAGCGGGTCATACTCCGTGGCCGCGTGCGCCTGCCGTGCGGCCTGTTCTCTGGTCGCCACATCCGAGAAGAACGTCATCGCGAGCGCATCCGCCATATCTGGCGAGCGCCCGAGCCGTTCCCGAATGTCATCCTTCGATTCGAGCTGGAGCCGACCGGCCGCGTTGTCGTTGGAATACGTCGGGGCGCACAACTCGGCTTGGAGCTGCGTCATATGCGCGCCGCAGGCTAAGGCACCACCCGACTTCAACCACGCGGCCATCTTGAACCACATCTCTGCGCGGCAGTTCTGGAACCGCTCGCTGCCAGCCTTCCACGAGAACACGACGGGCTCAGGCGAATAGCCGCGGTCGTACAGGCGACTGATGACTTCGTGCCCGTAGCCGCCCGTGGTATCCACGAACACCCGCACCGGCTTGAACCGCTCGATCGAGGTCGCAATCTCGCCGGCAAAGGTCTTTTCTGGTAAGCCAGTGTAGACCTTGGGCGTGAACGCTTGCAACCCTTGCCGACCGAAAATGACGTTGCAATCCCCGCCCTGATGCGCAACGTCGACCGCCATCACCTTCGGCGCAAAATCGTAGCGGTCCTGATGCAGCAAGCCGCGCTTCTGCGCCTCGAGCACGTCATGGATCGAAATCAGGTTGTTGTCGCTCGACGCCTCGAAGTCGCAGAGATATTCCTGCGCGTAGGAACTCGGCGTCATCGTGCGACGGGCGAGCTCGAGCTCGTCCTTCGGCACGGCGCCCGTCTGCTCACAGGTGTAACAGCCCGCATACCACTCCGGGTCGCCCATGGCCTTGAAATACAGCTGCGAGAACAGGTTGATGCCCTTCGGCGTGCCGATGAACAGCACCCAGCCCTGCCGGTCGGCGAGCGCCGGACTAATGACTTGGTCCCACGCCTCAGACTTCATCTGCGCGACTTCATCCAGCACCGCGCCGTCGAGATACAGGCCGCGGAGTGAATCAGGATCGTCGGCCCCATAGATGCGGATGCGCGCCTCATTCGGGAACTCAATCCACGTCTCGGATTCGTTGATGGTCGTGCCCGGCACCAGGCGCGCGTAGGCTTTGATGTAGTCCCACGCGACCGCCTTCCCCTGCTTCAACTGCGGCGCAATGTAGGCGTAGCGCCCTCGAGGCAATTCGCACCTGAGCGCGGCGTCAATCAACTTCATCACCGCCAGCACGGTTTTCCCGCCTCGACGATGGACGACCAGCACCGAGCGGCGCTTGAAGCGTTCCGCACACTCGCGTTGCCAGTCACGCGGGCGAAAACCAAGGTCCACGGTCCGTTCAGCGACAGCGACGCTCATTTGTCCTCTGTCACCAACAGATTCGGATAGCCGGTGACGACCTTGATGGTCACGGAGCCTTCAACTTGATGCTTGTCTGTTTTGGGACAGAAGACTTGCAGGGCGTGCCCCTCGAGATGCGGCGCTTTCCCCGAGACCATGCGCTTGATGGCAGACTGGCGCCATTCCTCCGAATCAAAGACGTTGGCGAGCCATTCCTTGATGGCAACGGTCGCCTTGTTCTTCGAGCCCTTCGGGCGGCCAGGCCCCGCGTCGCGCTTCAACCCAGAGGTATTGCGCGGCACGGTTTCGCGACGGTTATCTGGATGTGGCTACGGATATTTGGAGAATACGCGCAGACGAGCCGCCTGCCTACCTGAACTGCCGTCCGTTTGGCGCGTTGCGTCTATTGGTTGTATGTTTCCCGTGGAACATCCCAATAGGTTGCGCGGTAGGCAGTTAACTGCTCAGGAGTGATGCGGTAGACCTTGCGCTTGCCGTCGCGATTGGCAGTGTTCGCGCGAAGCCGGCCATCAACGATTTCCCGGCGAATGAACTCGCTCGAGACGCCCAACTGCCGCGCGACGTCGGCTGTGGTCATACCTGCACACTCATGCGGGCGGCTCCGGTCCCTCGCTCACTTGCGGGCTCTCCAGCCTTCTCGCAGGCGAATCAGGATACACACCAGTGTGATGCCGGCGAGCACATAGTCGAATCCAGTGAACTCACTCATGCAGCAGGCTCCGGTCCCTCCCACTTGACAAACCCAATCGGTTCGATTATAAATCGGTCTATGCCGCGATTGACTAAAGAGCAATTTGACACCCTGTTCCGGTTGCAGGACGGGCACTCATGCCGCTGCGTCGGCGGGAACCCGTGCCATTCCGCGCTGTATCGCAAGGGCTTCATCACGATCAAGTTTGTCTCCAGGCGCGACTACCTCATTCGCATCACGCCGACTGGCCTTGATGCCGTCACTGAGGCATTGACGCGAAAAACTCGTCAGAAGTCCACCCTTGTCGCGTAAAAACCCCGCCGCGGTTGCACTCGGACGCCGCGGCGGCAAGGCGAAGTCAGACGCCAAGGCCGCCGCCGCTCGCCTCAATGGGGCCAAAGGTGGACGGCCGAAGAAATCCCCCTGAGTCATGCTCCTGGGCGGGCCGCGAGGGCGTCGGCTAATTCGTCAGCACAGCGTTTGAAGATTTCACAGCGCGTGCGCCACAATAAGCCATCTCCTTGCTTGTAGTCCTTGCCCTGTTCTCGCCACTTCGCGATCAACGCCTGCACGGCGTCGGCTGGAGATGCGGCATGTAATCGGTTGCGGATGAATGCGACGTGTGCACTCCATTTGTCGTGCGGACCCGGCTGCTGTAGGCCAGCCACTAGCGCATCGAAATCCTCGACCGCATTTCGTGTCTCCAGCGGGAGCGGCGCTCGCTCGGCGCGGACTTCGGTCGTTCGCTGTTCACGGGGCACACGAGCCGCGTCCACGTCATAGCCCTTCACCTTCGCAACGGAACGCGCGTGCGACAACCATTCCTGCACGAGTTCGTCGTCCAGTGAACACAAGGGACACGGCGTGGGCGCTCGCTCGGCGCGGAGAGCCGACAATTCAGCGCGCAGCGTGTCGATCTCCAGAAACAACACCTTCACTTCGCGATTCGTGAAGCGAAAGATATGGTCCTGGTCATCAGCCAGCTTGCGCCAATAGGTTTCGGCCGCTGACGGCAGGGCCTCGACCGGCTGGGGCCGGCGGGCGTCGGTCGGCTTGTGAACAGGACAATCGCGCGCATCTGAAAATGGGCCAGTGCATTTCTCCGTCATCGGTCCTCCGTCGTGTCCCCTACCCCCTCTACCGTTCGCGGAATATTTCCCATATGGCCCGCGCCAAGCGCTCCAACTTCTTCTCTAACTTCGTCTGCTTGCTCATCTCGGCGTCTCTCCTGATGCGGGATCAGCCGCCCCTACTTCGCGCATGGACTGCACCATGTGCAGCATCATCGTCCAGTAGTCCTTGACCTGTTCCTCGGTCGGAGGGTCGTCACTGTACGACCGCGTGGCTTCATACGAATCACAACCCGAGCACGAGCCGTAGTTCACGAAGATCGACCAGTAGCGATCAGGCTGATAGCCCCTCGCGCCGATGATGTAGAGCTTTGTGCCTTGGTAATCGCCGTGGTCAATGATCGTGATGCGCTCAGGATCGGGGTCGTTGTAATCGTCGCCGCACACAGCATTGACGACGCGTGACACCATTGAGTCGTAGCCTTCGGGATGCGCCGCACGCAATTCAGCCTCAAGGGTGGGCTTCGCAGCCATGAATCGATCGACAAACTTCTGAAGCATGTCCCTACTCCTGCCCAGGGGGCGCGGCTCCTCGATGCAGAAACGCATTTCGATGCCGTTC